ATTAAGATTTAATCGTTTATTAAACAAATTTTCAAGAATAGACTTAGTATCTTCATCGTCTGAATAAACTTTTACAACATTTCCTTCTATATTCTTTTGGCAGCCATCATCAGCAATAATTTGAAGTCCTCTATGAATAAAATTACACTCAGACATTTCTTGGTAAGTATCATAATATTCTGCACGGTTTATGTTTAAATCTGTATTACTTAATAATGTATTATTTAAACTTGTATAAGCATCACCAAGAGTTTGAGCAGAAAAACTTCCACCATAAAAATTAGATAAGTCATCTTTGAGCTCCTTTATTTCTTTCTTTGGGAGTTCAGTTTTGGCAGCATCTGGAAGTTCTTCTGTACTGTTAATTTTCTGCTGAATGTTTTGTGCTGTTCTATAAACTAATGTGGTATCTATATCTTTTCCTGCAATTATCATTTTAAAACCTTATACTTTTAACTTTCTTTAAATAAAATGAACTTTAAGGACTTGACAATATTTCACTAACATAATATAATTAATTTTATGGAAGAAGAAATAATTAAATTAGAGGTTACTAAAAAAGAAGCCGAAAAAATTATCAAAGCATTGGAAAGTCAAAATGATGACTTAATAGAAAAAGTAAAAAAAGAAATAAGTGCAGAAGAATTATTAGTGGAGGATTAAATGGCATTAAAAGAAATTAACATTAGTACTGGTTATTTAAATAGTTCTCAGAGAAATAATGAGATTTTACCAAGTGTTGCTTGTGGTCCAACAAATATGATACAAGGGCTTGAGTATTCTGGTTGGGAAATTAATCAAAAAATAATTCCAGAATTTAAACAACCAGAAGACAAACTTATGAAATTTACAAGAACTAACCAAAAAGTACTTGATTATTATAAAAAGAAATATTCAAATATGTATGAAAACTGGCAAGAAGAAGCAAGAGCTTTACAAAAAGAAGGACAAGAACTTTGGAAGGTTAATTGTGTTAAATCATATCCACCAAATGAAGTTCATGATGTAATGAATTTTGCTACTAATTTGTTCATGGGATATACAGAAGATGATATAAAAAATGACCACTTCGCAACAAAAATGTTGCCAAGATTTGATGAGTGGGAATTATTAGATTATTTAGAAGCTGGTTTGCCAGTTGTTACTTCTATAAGATTTAACAAATACGGACATTATATTACAATTGTTGGGGCTCAATACAAAAAAACCTTAATGCCAGACAATGTTGTCAATTATATTATTGATAATACTTATGGAAGATTTAATTTTGAAACTGAAACTTACGAAAAAGTTAGTGGTAATGATAATATAATTTCAAGAGAGGAGTTGCTTGCAAGAGTAAGACCTGTGATGCACTTATTTAGAAAAGGAGCAGTTACTCTATAATAAAAAGCCCGTCGCTAAGACGGGCTGTATTTTTAGTAATTAAAATTCTTTTTTACTTTTTCCATTGCTTCTGTAACTACAGATGCTTGTAGTTTTTCTATCAAATTAGCATGTTTTGGATCATTGTAAGCAACTTTTGTATAACCTTTTGTTTCTGGCATTACTGCAATACCATTTCTTGCTGAAGTATAAAGGTCATTGTGTGGAACTTGATAATACTTACCTTTAATATAAACTACTGGTTTTGAAATAATAGCAGATGCTTTAGAAGAAACACCACGGATAACTAATTCAATTTGTCCCTCTGGTTTTACTCCATTTGACTGCCATTGAGCAACTAATTGTTTAACATTTGAACAACCATCAACTGGCGATTCTTTTAATGTAGGAATCTTCAAATCAGCAAGTTTCTGTTGAGAAGCAGTATCACCCTTTACAAGTTCTTTTCTTTCATCAGCAGTTAAATCTTTTCTACCTGTTTTTTCTACTGTCTGACCAGCAATTGTTTTCTCTCTATCAACTTCAGATTGATGAGCTACTTTTTTCATTTTGCTATAAGAAAGGTTTTCAGCTTCTTTATTTGCTTTTATTTGTGCCGGTGTATATTCTTTTACAACACCATTATTATCCAAACCATATTTTTCAATAGCAGCTTTAGAGTTTGCTCTCCAAGCCTGTGCTGCAGGTCCTTTTGGTGTGTTTGTTGGCTCTGGGAAATCTTTGTCAGAAATATATTTTCCAAGTCCAAATCTTCTCATTGTAATAATCATATCCTGAACAAATTTTGAAACTTCATCTTTATCATCAAGATCAAGAATTGTGTTATAATCTTCTATATAACTATCAATAATATTAAACTGTGTAGAGTTAAGAACGTGCTTACCAGTTGCTTTTGCTTTATGAGCAACGCTTTCAAATTCTTTCATTGCCTTTTTTAAAGCTTCTGGGCGTTGAGCACTTGAAATAGTTTTACCTTCAGAATCATAATATCTTAATGCTCTTTCAACATTAATAGCAGCTAACATTATTTTTCTTCTCCAAGAATCAACATCTTGTTTTCTAACTACTTCGGCACCAATTGTTCCATTTCCGTATTTGTTTGAATCTTCTTTAAGTATATCACTTTTTATATCAAAAAAAACATTTTCTAAAATTTTGTCTATGTTTGCCATTTAAGTTTTCTCCTATTATTAACTTGTTTAGCCAAGAAGCCATTTATAAATTTCGTAAGCATCTTCTTCAAACCCCTCTGGCATTTCTTGTTCCGCTTTAAATCTATCCATTGCTTCTTCTTTTTTATCTTCAAAATATTCTTCTTCTTCTTTTGATTTAGCAACATTTATTTCTCTACCGTCTTCGGAAATAAACATAGTTTTTTTACTGGCTTCTTCACCTCTTGGCATCTTTTGCTTAATTTTTTGAAGATTGTATAGTAAGATAGCCATCGCCATTATATCATCATCGTGTGAGTTTTCTGTATGGTCTGGCCTTCCACCAGCCCAAACCCAAGTTTTCATTTGATCAACAAGTCGTTGAGAATGTGGATGGAAAAGAGGCCAGTAATCGTCATCAGCCATATAGTCAATAAAACAGTCAGTTATCAATTCACGAGTTTTTACTGTTGTCATCCAACCAGTCCAAACTTGTGTCTTGTCGTGCTTGTTAGTTTTTTTCATTTTGTACATGTTTTCGTAATTATAGTTATAATAAAGTTCATTAAATACAGCTTCACCAATAGAGTTACATTCTACAATTATATAAGCATTATTATAATACTTTCCTAAATCATTAACCAATCTTGCTGCTTCTTTAGTTGAAATTCGGCCAAGATATTCTGCAACTTGTTCTCCAGTATCAAGGTCTACAACTTGAATAGCGGTCGAGTCGTCTGCAGTACCTTTAGCGACATCTTGACCGATACCATATCTATGTCCTTTTTCTGGTAACACCCAATACCATAATCCTTTCCAGTTTCTTTTTCCAAGATCTCCCTCTTTTATAGGATTTAGAACTTTTTCTTGAACCTTTTCCAAAGTTGTCTTTGAGAATACAGAGTTTCCCATAACAACGAAGTCTTGCAAAATTTCCTGACGATAAAGAACTTCACCTTCTGTTTCGTAAGCAAATTTTAACCAAGGGTTGCCTTTAGGGTTTTCTGCAATTGGTTTAAAGTATTCGCAAGCTTCATTAAATACATCTTTGTTATGCCAATAATCTCTTCGCTCTAATTCTTTTAAGTAATCATTATAGCCTTTATATGGTGGAGCACCATCAATATCAGGACACATCCACCATCTAATATCATAAAGAACTGCGTCGCCATCTACGCCACCAGCATTTCTAAGTGTTTGAACCTGTTCATAATACCATTTACCTTCACCAGTTGTACCATTAGGGGTTGAAATTACGAACAGAGTTCCTGACACGCGTTGAAGTGTAGGAACAACAGAAGCTACAATACCATTAATAATACTTTCTGTTTGATAGAAAGCAGCCTCATCAAGAACTGCCATAGTACCAGTAAAAGAACGTCCAGCGTTTCTAGAACGTGCGAATGAAAGTATTTTAGATTTATTTGTTAATTCAAGTGATTTAACATTGTTTTTCTTTATACTTATTCCTATCCAATTAGGAATATATTTAACATTAGTTTTAACCTTTTCCAAGAATTCACCAGAAGCAGTTCCATCCTTAGAAATAATCAAAAGGTTTTGTGCTGGATAATTAACTGCTTTCCAGAAAAATATAAGAGAGGTCAAAGTAGAAAGACCAACCTGACGAGATTTTGTAAGAACTATTTTTTTATGATTTTGAAAATCTAATAAAATTTGTTTCTGATAATAATAAAGATGCTTACAAGAAACCTCACCATGCCCTGGTAAATCAAACACTGCGTTTTTTTCCAAGAACAAAAGTGGTGATAATTTATAAAGATATTTTTCTATACCTACATTAACTAACTCAGATGTTCCATCTCTATAATAAGCAGTTACAAATTCGTTAGTTGCATGATTTAAACACTCGTTAAATGTAGTGTTTATTTGATAATCTTTTATTTTTTTTAAAATCGACTCTTTAAATTCTCTTTCTTTTTCGTTCATTAATCACCTCTTAATATGGAAAATAATTTACATCCTCATACATATTTGTTTCATATTCACCGCTTGCTCTTTTATTAATGATGTCATTATGGAAACTTCTACGCCACAATCTATTTGCTTCCTGCATTATTTCAAAGATAACTTCTCTAACTTTTGGAGTGTTGTAAGTTTCTAAATTTCTCTTTGCTCTACAATAAGCTTCTATGTTTTCTTTTTTGAACGGTTTTCCTTTTTCAATTTCAAAATAAACAATTTCGTCAGCATCAATTTCAAAATAATCAATTTCGTCAGCATCACTTGCATCTGCAGGATATACTTCTACACATCTTCCAAACATTCCATGATAGCCATTTCCTTTCATTCTAATGTTTTCTGGAGAACGCTCTCCGAAATCAACTTTATAAATCCCTAAAGATTTTAATTTTTCTTTGTATTTTTTATTTATAGTTTCAAAAATGTTGTCAAGTTTTTTCTTATCTATATCATATTCACTTTCACTTTCCATGGTATGTTTATCAGAAAGTTTCGAGTATTTTGTATTAGTAAAGCTTATATTTTCAACTTTTCTTCCACCACTATCTAAAGCAGCAGCATTAGATAAAAATTCTTTTACAAAATCAGAGCTATTTTTTAAATTTCCTTCAACTCTTTTATCTGGGTAAGCCATATGTTTTTTATCATATACATAACTAACTTCCAAATACTCTTCTGGTTTGCCCTCAATATAGTATCTTCTTACACCTGCTTTTTGTCCATATTCATTTTTTTCTTTTTTACCTTTTGCTAAAAATGTTGCTAATGGATCTGATTTATATCTAGGATCTATAGCCGCATTTTTTGAAACAATTTTGTAAACTTTTTTATTACCTATTTCTTTTTCAATTTCTCCTGCATATTCTTGTCTAATTGAGCTAATAAGTACTTTTTTTGCTTGATTTGTTATATTACTACTTACTTCAATAGGTTTTCCAAAAGTTCCTTGTCCAAGTTTTCTCCAACCTTTTTCTCCAGCTTTTGGATCTTCTCCTGGTTCTTTCTTATAATCCAACATTGTTCCACCCTTTCTTGGACCGAATGGAATTTTTATATTTTGTAAAAGATTATCTGGAATTGCTGATAAATCACCATTTGAAATTTCATCACCTTTAACGTCATCTTGGTCAAGGAAGTGAATTTCTAAATAATCTTCATCATCCCAGCCTTTGTCTTTTGTAAAAGCCATTTGGTAAGACTTACCAGTTTTCATATTTCTAATTACATAAAGAGGTGCATCTTTTGCGTAGTGATCATAATATTTTTTATCTGCTCTTGTACACCAATGAGCAGGTTTTTCAGTTCCATTTTCTATATAATAAGCGATTGCTTTTTCACCTTCAAATGAAGAAGGAACCATTAATTTCCAAGTCCCGTCATCATAAAGAGTTTTTACGTCTTGTAATTGACCACTACCTTTAGAAGATTTACCATGATTTGATTGATTATCTTGAATCGCTTTTTCAAGATTGTGCCAAATTAAACTATCATATTTCTTATTCATAAATTCTTGGTATTCTGGCAATTGTTTTACCCAAGGCTTTTTATAAGATTTAAGAAATTCATAAAGACCATCATTATTAACAGCCTGCTCTAAATTTATATTATTTGTTTTAGATAACAAAATCTGAATACCATAAGTTGTATCTTTTATTCTAAGATTTTCGCATTTATTAAAAAAATTTTGCAATCTTCTTTTAGTAAAAGGTTTAGTATTTCCATTTAATTGTTTATAAGATGGATCAATTTTTACACCTATTTGATTTGTTTCAAGAGCTGACATTACTTCATCAGCATTTGTAAAATTATATCCTTCAAGTAATATTTTAAATTTATTTTTTAAGGTGTTCATATAATTAACTTAAATTGAAAAAGCCCGTCTTTTTGACGGGCTGTTAATTAACAAATTTTAATTAGTATTCAAAGTATTTAGAAGTCTTTTCTTTTGCTTTGCCATACAATTCTTTTGCTTTTTTCTTTGCTTTACCAGCAGTTTCTTTTGCGTCTTCCCCAACTTCAATTCCAGCATCGCGAAGCTTTTTAGCCATTTTGTTTCTTTCTTCGTCTTGCTGCTTGTGGAATTCTGCATCATTGTATTCCTGAGCTTTTCTGTTCTCAGATTGTGCTTTTACATTTTTAACAGCACCTACAACTCCTGGAGTTGCTGCCAATGTTCCTGCTGCTGCTAAACCAATTGCTGTTTTCTTGGCTATTTTTTTAGCCTTTTTCAAACCATCAATCAACTTCATTTTCTTTGCTTGAGTTTTTGTAGATAATTCATTACCTTCTTCCATCAAATATTCGATGGTTTCCTCTAACAAAGATTCTAATGTATCATAATTCTCTTTCATAACCCCTGCCTTAACAATATGACCAAATTTTTCATTCCAAGCGTTACAATAAGCCTGAGCTAATGAACCTCTTGTTTTTCCATAATTTGGATTTTTTGTTTTTGCTTCTATCCTTTTTAACTTTTCTTCTCTATCTTTAACTTTCTGTAAAGCGATCTCTCTTTTTTGAACATTCTCTGGATCATGGGTAATTTTATAAGCTGCGTTTCTTGATAAACCACCCATACCAGCTTTACTAAGTCTTGTAGAAATCTGTCTTTCTGTAATCTTACCAGCTACATATAAATCAGTAAGTTCTTTTTTAAGATCCTCCCAATCTTCTTCTATAAGCTGCTCGTGCTTCCAACCTTCTGCTAAAAGTTCTGCCTTAATATCATAATTCATTATTTATCTCCTTTATTTATTTTTGCAATTTTTGTATTTTTAATATGTTCTTTTCTTAAAGCTTCTCTCATTCTGTTGGCTTGGAAATTGTTTTTTACAAAAAGACCACCATTCAAAGTTTCGAGCTTGTTGTCTAATCTTTCTTTTTCTTCTTCATTTTTTTTCTTTAAATCTTTAGCCAATAATTTTTGCTTTGCGTCCGCTATATCATTATTTTCAAGTAATAATCTTAAACTTTTTTCAGTAATCATATTTACCTAACCTGTAATTAACTTCCTAAATTTATTTTTAATATCAATATCTTCGTACATATTTTTCTTGTAATTACCATCTGCTCTGTTTTGAATTATTTCATCGTGGAACATTTTTCTCCAAGTTTCAAACATCTTTTTAGAAACCTTAAAAGCAAACTCTTTATATTCTTCTGGAATTTTTGGTCCAAACAAACCGTCTGTTTCAAATAAATGGATATTATTTTTATTTGTTGGCATTCCATTACAATTTACTTCTATAAAGAAACGCTTATTTGGAATTTTTCTACCATTTACTAATTCTATTGCAAATTTACTATTGGTAATATCACCACCAAATGACCACTCTTTTCCAACAGCACCACCTCTCCAAATAGCAATAACTCCAGTTTCAGATAGTTTTCTTATATCTTTATTAGCACTTTTTGGTTGTGCTCTGTATCTTAAACCTTTATTAGAAATTGATTCAGTGTTAATACCGAGTTCTTTAGCCCCAATACTTTCAGCATAATCTCTTATTATTTTTTCAAATTTTTGTTCTTTTTCATGCACTGCATCTCTTCTCTCTCCTGCTTTAAGAGATGATTTTGAGGCAGAAATAAAACCTCTTATTTGTTTTTTTGGAACTCCAACACCCATTTCGTAAAGAGCAGTATATTGTAAAATGCTTCTATCCCAACTTTCTGCAGTTGCATCATTTAATGTTGGTTTTAATCCTGCTTTATTTGAAGCAATTATTTCTACATATTCTTTTGGATGACCCAAAAAATAATATCTTATTTTTCTTGCTTTTGGCTGATAGTTGTCTTCTATTTTTTTACCTTCATTAGCATATCTTGATAATGGATCGCTTCCTTTTTCTTTGAAATAATCTTTGTTGGAAACTACTTTTACAATATCTCTTTCACCAAATCTATCAAGAAGGTTAGTAGCACCAAAGTTTCTTTCTCTATCATAATCATCTAAAAGCTCACAAACTTTTCTTTGGTATTTTTTATCAATTATTTGTTCTTTTCCCCAAGATTGCTGACCAGTTTTAATATAACCTTTTTCATTAGCATAAGGGCTAGGTTTTGACTTGTCAGTATTATAATTAGCCATTGTTTTATTTTTTCCAGGGATTGGTATATGCTTCAAAAGTTCATTAGGAATTGGTTTTAAATCACCTTGCGTAATTTCATCACCTTTACTGTCATTTTGATCAAGAAAGTGAACTTTCATTCTTGATCCGTCAATTTTTCTACCTTCATAAGTTTCTTCTTTAGTAAAAGCCATTTGATAGGCTTTACCAGTCTTCATATTTCTAATAATGTAAAGTGGGGCGATTTTTGAATAATGTTCATAATAATATTTATCTGCTCTTGTACACCACTCGGTTGGCTTATCAATTCCGTATTTAGTATAAAAAGCTGCAGCTTTTTCACCTTCGAAAGAAGAAGGGATTAATAGTTTCCATGTTCCATCATCATAAGGGATTTTGACACCTTTAATATCTCCACCGCCTTTAGATATTTTACCATGTTTAGATTGTTCATTTTGGACTGCTTTTTCAAAATCATGTAAATCACTAATTGTAGCCCCAAGCCAAACCTTTTCATTCATTAATGTTTGATATTCTTTTAATTCTTTAACCCAAGGTTTTTTACGAGATTTAAGAAGTTCATAAAGACCATCTTCTCTAATTACATTTTCAAGATTATTAGGTGGAACTTTTGAAAGTAAAAGTTGAACTCCATAAGTTGTATCTTTTATACCATACTCTTCACACTTTCTAAAAAAGATTCTTAGCTTTTCACAAGCGTAATCCCATTTTATATCTTCTTTGTATTCTGGTTGTGTCTTAACTCCAACTTGATTAGATTCTAGAGCACTATATACTTCATCAGCATTTGTAAAATTATATCCTTCTGTAAGTAATCTTGCATATTTATATCTGATACTCATAAGATTAACTTAATAAATAAGCCCACTTTGATAAGTGGGCTTATAATATTTATCTATAAATTTCTTGTAGCCATTTCCTGTAATCTTGTTCAAAGACATTATTTGTATCATAACCTTTTTTCTGAAAATATTTTTTTATAGAGTCAAAAGGTATTTTATCTGGTTCTCTACCCAAGCTTCTTGATAAAAATTTAGAAGCTTCTTCAAATCGTATTTTTAATTTGTTATAATCGCCAGCGCTTTGATTTTGATAAGCCATTTGCCCATTGTTTATACCTTTTGTAATTTGTCCAGCTTTTGTGTTTTCAGATTTAGAATTATTTAAACCAATTCTTTCTAAAGCAGTAGTGTTTCCAGTTACAAGTTTTCCACCACCAATTCTTTTATAAGCATCGTATGTTTTGCTGTTACTACCAATATCGTTGGACATTCCTACTCTGGTTTCATCTGCAGAATAACCTCTTTTTCTTGCATCTATGTATTTTTGTCTTTGCTCGTTTCTTTTTTTGTTAATTATATCTTTAATAAAACCTTCTTCAAAAATTTTTTCTACTTCATTAAACTCCATATTTTTTACTCCTTTTAATTATCTTTAATAAAACCTTCTTCAAAAATTTTTTCTACTTCATTAAACTCCATAATTACCTATTCCTCCTTAATATGGAAAATAATTTGCTGATTCTTTAATTTGAATATTTTTAGAAGTTGCAACTTCTTTTGGTTTTTCAGCTTGTGTAACATTTGGTTTTCCAGGTTTAACATTAGCCTTTAATTCTGCTGGTTTTAAAGTTTGTAATGTATCGCTGCCAACTGTTTCTTTTTTAAATGTAACTTCAGGCTGATCTGGAAAATCAACTGTTGCCCATTCAACATTTTCCTTTTTTCCATCTACTGTTAAAATATTATTTTTTTCATCATATTTTACATCTTTACCTGCAACATTCATATCATAAGTATTACCAGATTTTGATAAAGATTTGATGGTTTTTGCACACTCTTTTACATTCTTAAAAAACATCTTTGTAGATATACCAAGACCACCTAAAGATGCAGCCATAAGTGTAGAACCTACAAGTATTGGCTTAAGTTTGTGTTCCCAAACTGATTTAAAATCTTCTTCTAATACCTCTTCAGTAATTGCACAAGCCTGAAGTTTGTTTTTAAGTTTTTGAATAAATGTTTTTTGTTGTTCTGGTTTTTTAATTGTTAAAACTTCTGCTGGAATATTAATTCCACCACCATTATCAAAATTTACACGACAAGAACCATCTGCTTTAAATACTAAATCAGTAGTTTCGTAATCTTGTTTAGAAGCCACTTTATCTAAAAGATTTTTCTTTTTAAGATATTCTATTACGGCTGCTACACTTACTTTTGTTTCTGCTTTTCTTGTTTCAATATTTGCAGTTTTTGTATAATCTTCATCTTTACCACCAATCTTATCATAAGAAGTTCTTTGCTTAATTGAATTAGTTACTGCAAGAGCCTGTCCATTTCCGAGCTCTATATTCATTTCCTTTAAAATATCATTAACTGTCATTTTAACCTCTTGTTATTGTTTATGAGCTACTATAACTTGTAAATTAGGAATTTTTAAACTTTTAACAAAATTACAATTTTTAAGGTCATCATCTAAAAATTTTGCTTTTGTGTATTGTCTACATATATTTTTAATTACATTCGCTTTCTTTTCTGGATCTGTAGCCCCAGGATATGCTTTAATTTCGTCATTAACTGCTGCAGAAATGTCTGATTTAAGTTTATCACCAATTGGTTGAAGATTGCCATCTTTATCTCTATATTTTAAAAATACTTTTAATGCTTTATCTACAACATCTTGTAAACCACGAGCAGTACAAAAACAAATGTCCCAATTTGCACGAACATGTGCATCTAATAATTTTAAATTTTTAAGCATTGGTGAGGCATTTATTATTGAATTATAAACTTTTTCAGGATCTCTAAATTCTTTATAATTAAACCATTCTTTATGAGTAGCGGCATCTGGATCTTTAGCAAATTGATCAGTTGTTAATCTAATTGGTTTTTCACCTGGTTTTTCTTTCCATATACCAATTAAAGAACCATCAGCTTTTAACAAACAATCATCTAAATCACAGATTAATACACCTTTGCCGTTCTTTACCTCATGTACGCTTTCTATTATATTTATTACTTGTTCAAACTTCATACTATTCTCCTTTAGTAAGTAAAATAATTTATCTTACTTTTAATTAACCTAATATGGAAAATAATTAGCAGATTCGCGCAAATTACCCTGAATTAATTTATTATATAATTTTTCCCACGTTGGACCGCTACGTCCATCATAACCATCTATACTAAGATGATAATAATCACTGTTTAAAAGATCTATTGCTCCTTTTACGGTTTCTTTTCCCTCTTTTTCTATCATTTCTTCTAGAAACTCTTCCATCGGAGTAACTTGTAAATTTGCTTCATTTTTATTTTCGTCGTAGTTATCTTCTAGCTTATCAGCAATAGTGCTTAAATAATTTATTGTATCTTTTCGCTGATTAACTATTGGTTGAGGGTCTTGCTTTGGTTTTCTAAACTTGTCCATAATACCCTTAGCTGTTGCGGGGCTAGATAATGCTCCTGCCGCCATCATTGCTGCGACCGTTTTTTTAAATTTATTTGCTTTTGTTGTCATAAAATTTTATTCCTTATTATATATAATTAACTTAATTATATATAATTAACTTAGTACTGGAAATAACTCTCTGAAAGAAGATTTTTATTATTTACAACAACTGTATCTGCCGTATAATTTCTTTTAAAATAATCTTCTGGACTTTCGTTTTTTAATGGTTTTAATTCTTTAAGTAATTTAACATTTTGAGGACCTACATCTATAACATTTCTGAAAATAATAACATCGAAATCTTTATATTTTCTTGCTAACTCGTCTGTATTAATTTTTCTCCAAGACAGTCCTTTGCAATCAATTATTTTAACATTATTGCTATCTATTATTTTAGTAATAACATTTTCAGAATAAGATCTTGCTACATTTTTAGAAGTTGAAAACCACATACCAGTTCCAACTGTTTTTGTTTGATGATAATCTCTTACTCCTCTATACAAAATTAATTTCATTATACGACCTTATCTCCCAAGGCTAATTTTATTTGTTTAAGTTCTGGAGAATTAAATTTTATTTTATTTTTTACAAATTTTATATTATTTTTTTCTAACCAACTATTAAAAGCAGATGGAGACATTATTTTTAATTTTTTGTTTTCAATCATATTTTTTAAAGCTTCACTATTTTTAAAATAATCATATTGCATACCACATACATATATAGGAGTTACGCCTACTGCATTCGAAGCTTCTGCAAATCTTAATATAGAACCATCTTGTTGTCTTGTAAATTCTGTAATTTTATTTTCTATAAAATACCACTTACCTTTCATATTAAGAATACCGTCTATGCCAAATCCCCTTGAATCTTTTGGTTTTATGGCTCCATTTTGGAATGTTACATAAAAATCTTTATCAGGTAATTCATTTACTACACCAGTTTTTGAAATAGTTCTACCAGCCATAAATCTTTCTTGGTAATTACTTTGTTCTGGTTTTGAAACTTTGTTTATTTCTTGATTTATAACTTTTTTAGAAATTTCTTGAGCTAAATCATTATTTACTTGTTTTAGACCATAACCTCTACCAGTCATAGCATTTCTAATATCTCTCATATCTTCTTTAGTAACTTCTTTACTATTTGCCCATTTATTATTAAATTTTTGGGTTGTTTTTTTTATATCTGAAAGAGAGAAATTTTGATATTTTGAAATTAATTTAGTTTCTTTTTCATTCTGCACTCTTTGCTTTATTACATTTTTAAAATGAGTGCCATGAGTATCACTGTCTATTTTTTCTTCTTTTAATGTTCCAAACTTTAAATTATAATTTTTAATTATCTCTAATTGAGAAATAGAATCAGAGCCAAGAGCCATTCCAGCTTCTGGATAAGTTACTGTTAATAATCTTTTCCAAAGTTCTCTCTTTCCTATATTTGATTTGATATAATATTTACTTGCTTCTGAGAAATGAGTATCATCTTTCGGAATCAGTCTTCCTACTTTATAACCCTTTCTTAAAATAGCAAAATCTGCTATTTCTTTATTTCTTGTAAAAGTAAAATCATCAGTTGTTGGCTTTTCTGTTGCTGCTCTTTCTTTATCTTTAACATCAAAAATAAAGAAATTACAATTTACATTATAAGGTATTTTTCCATTTATAATAAAAGAATTTTTTGGTAATTGAACAACTCTTCTTAAATGAACATGCTTATCTAATTTATTTAAAAATGTTTCTTTTTGGCAAGATTTAGGAAGAATAAAAGCAATAGTTCTTGCAAACTTTGCTGCATTATTTATAAACTTCAAACTTAAATCATTTGCTTTACCAAATGGCGGATTTCCAATAACAAGTATATTTCCTTTATCTGTATTAAATTTTAAAAAGTCTTGTTTTTTAATTGATTTATCTTCTGGAACTAAATCATAAGCTTCGCAATTTGGAATTTGGGAAGAGAAAGCACCAGAGCCAGCAGAAGGCTCTATAATTCTATCATAAGAATTTATATTGCATTTAGAAATACAAAATTTAGCAATTTCTGGTTTAGTGTAAAATTTATCATTCTTAATACCAAATCTTTCAGCTGCTTGTTCTTGTAATAATAAATCAGAAAACCTCATAAAATTAACTTTTTAATATGGGAAGTAAATTACTTCCTCATGTAAGCTGGTATGAGTTCTATCATAATAACGTCTTCTTCCATCAAAATCCTTATAAGTTTCATTATGAATTCTTCTTGTAAGATCATCTGCCCTTCTTCTAATTTGCCTTTTAGATTTTACTTCTTCATTATCGTTGGCTTCAATTTCAGCTTCTGTTCTATTTTCTTCGTTTTCTCTTACCCAAGCTGCTTCTCTTCTTGTAGAATTGGCATACTTATATTCTGGCATTTTTATAATTTGTTTCATTACTTCTCTTGCTATAGCTTTACAAATTTTAAAAATTTCGCCAGAGTCTTCTTTTATTTGTTCATTATCGTCGGTTAATGGAACAATTGCTACTCTATCTGCTTTATTGTAAGTAGATGATGTAGTAGCCCCTTCTGATTTTTGTCTAAAATAAATATCAACATCTTTTCCTTTTTTGGTTCTGAGCGTTAATCTTTCTGGAAGCGTTTCTCCAGCTAATATTCTTGAAATATAAGTTTTATATCTTGCAATACTTACATCCAATAAAGTCTTAAAAGGTGAATTATCTAATATATGAGATTTATTAACTTTTTCAATTATTTTTTCTTCATTATTCATGTAAGCCTTGTTAAAGTTATCTGCTATTTTAGAAGCACCTTTTCCAAATCTATTATTTTCTTCTCTATCATTGTGTTTATCAACACCAAAGTCTTTATTTGCTGCTGTTTCGATTTTATATTGTTCGTTTGGTTCAAGTGCTTCCCAATTTCTTTGAAACATTGTACCGTCTATAATTCTTTTATTTTTATTTCCATAACTTTTACCAGTTACTAAAGCCATCATAGAATTAGGTTTGCTTTTTAAGAAATAAACAGTTGCTTTATCTTTTTTACCATACTCTATTGGAATTCTGGAATATTTAGCACCATCCCAATGGAAGAAATCACTTAATTCTTCTGGTCTATATAAGTCAAGAGAAAAGTTAATAACTTCTTTTTTACAAACACCATTCCCAAGATTGATAACTGGTCCATACTTTGCTTCTGTTTTGTCTAATGGATTACTTGATGATTCTCTATTATGAAGTTTTCCTTTTTTGTGTGGGAATTCTTCTTCATTTGATTTTCTATGTTTAAAGTCATAAAGTGTTTTTCCGCCCATTGGATCTTTAATATGCTTAAGAAGTTCATCTGGAATTTTTGACAAATCTCCTTCGGCAATTTCATCACCTTTAACATCATTCTGATCTAGAAATTCTACTTGTCCTTCCATAAAAGCCAATTGGTAAGATTTACCAGTTTTTAAATTTCTAATAATATAAAGTGGTCCTTTACTAGTATAATGATCATAATAATATTTATTCGCTCTTGTACACCAATGAGTTGGCTTTTCAACTCCATCTTCTGTATAATAAGCTGCAGCTTTTTCGCCTTCAAAAGAAGTTGGAATTAATAATTTCCAAGTGCCGTCATCATAGGGAACTTTTACGTCTTGTAAAGCACCACCACCTTTAGTTGCCTTGCCGTGTTTAGATTGTTCTTCTTGTATTGCTTTTTCTAATGGATGAATATATAAATTAAAATCGTTACTTTCAATAAATTTTTTGTATTCTGGTAATTGCTTTACCCAAGGTTTTTTATAAGATTTAAGAAATTCATAAAGACCATCAGCATTAGTTGCTACTTGAAAAGCCCCTAATGTCTTACATTTTGATAATAAGAGTTGAATACCATAAGTTGTATCTTTAATTCCCATTTCTTCACATCTTTTGAAGAAATTGTTTAATGCTAATTTTTTAGGAATGCTGCCTTGTTCTTGCTTTGCCCAAGGGTAAATTTTTACACCAACTTTATTTGCTTTAATTGCTTCTATTACTTCATCTGTATTTGTAAAATTATATCCTTCTGTAAGTAAATTAGCAAATTTATATCTTATACTCATAAATTTAACTTAATAAGGGAAATAATTTTCTTTCCAGATTTTATTCTTCATTCCATCATCTGCTATTTCATCAGCAGAAATATTATTTTCTTTATCTGGTTTTACAGAATCTAACCAAGACACTTTCTTAAAATAAGTTGGTAAAAATTTTTTATTCCATTTATCTTCATCTTCTGGATCTGCTAAAATTTTTTCATTATATTTTTTATTCCAATTATTTACAACTTCATTAAATAATTTTCCACCATGGTCTTCACGAGAAATAATATGAGCAATTTCATGCGGTAAATAGAACATTATTGCTTCTTTACTTTTTGATAAATCTTCATAAGCATCTATATCTATAAAAACTTTTCTACCATTATTTGCATCTGTAAAAATTGGATACATGTTTCTTTTTTGTTTTGTATAATTATCTCTTACCGTGCAAACAATATTTGGAACTTTATATCCAAGGTCTTCAAATCTCTTTTTTATTTGGTTTGCAAAATTTTGAATATTTTTTAATTCATTAGATTTATTTGCTTCCTCTAATCTTATTGATTTTAAAGTAGGATTTAAAGTTTTAGATTCTTTATTTGCCCCATATCTATATAAATCGGCTAATGTTAATTTTGTTTGCTTTCCTTTTCTTTCATCTCTAACAGATTTTATAGACTTGTCTAAATTTCTATAACCGTCAGATTTTTTTAACAATTCTCTTCTATCTTTTCTGTATATATTATCAATAGCATAAGCATTTGCTTTACCTTCTAAATTTTCTATTTCCTCGTATTTTCCATTTTTTGCTAATTCCATAGTATCTTCGAGTTTTGGAATTTCTCCAGTTACTATATATTTTTTTAACCAGTTAAACAAGTGTCCATATTCATGTAAAGCAATTTCTTGTCTAATAATTTTTTCTAATTTTTTATCTTCTACTTTACCAATTCTAAAATCTCCAGGTTTAATATTATTAATTTCACCTGTGGCTAAAGCAACTCTTGTTTCTTTATTTGCTGCTTGCTCAAAACTGGAATCATCACTATTAGATTTAACAGTTAACCACTGAGGTACAATTCCTATAACTTCATCTAAATATTTTTTTATTTGTTTATCTGATTTACTACCTAATTCTGCTATTTTTTTTGTTATAAAAAAAAGTCTTTCGTATTCTGATTTTGCTTGATTGAAATCTTCTTTTGATTTTTTATTATTTTTCCATTTATTATTTAAATACTCTCTTAATTGTATTGCAACTTGCATATTCTTTTTTGAAAGAGCTCTTTGAGCTATTTCTTTTTGCTCGTTAGAAATTCCTTCAATAATTGTATCTAATAGTGTTTCTTCAAAAACTTGTTTATTTCTTACTGGTAAATATATATCTTGTGTCATTGTCAAACTGTAACTCCTTTTAGTTTTTTGTCAATATTACTCCCAATCATCCTTATAGTCGAGATCACTAACAGAGCACTGCTTCCAGAACCAGCCATCTTTCTTTTTAAGTTTTGTCATTTGTTGTGGCTTATAACATCTTAAATTATTTTTTACTATTTGTGGATAAAGTTTTTTAATTCTTTGATATACATCTTTTTTATTTTTTTTTAATAAATGAGCAAAGGCAACTATTTCATCTACTGCTTTCTTGTCAATTTTTTTATTTTTTGAATAATTTAGATTAAAAGCCAAAATGTCATGTCTGTTTGGTTTTACATTTCCTTTACCATCATAAATATAATCGTTATCAAGAACAATTACTTTTGGATGTTTATCATGAATTTGATAGCCTTTATTTGGATATTTAGAACGATATTTAAATTTTGCATAAGTGAGCTCTTCATTAAGCGGCAAATCTATCATATCGTCATATTGTTCATTTATATATTTAATCATTTGTTCAAGAGAAGAAAAAACTTTACTTTCACCCAATAAGAAATAATCACCTTGATTATAAATATAATTATAAGTAAGGTTTCCATAAAGAGTTTCTACTTCTCTTTCTTCTGAGAAAAATTCATGAATGTTTTCTTCGTTTAAGGAAAGAATTTCTTCCCTTAAATCCTCTTCTACTAAATCGTTAAATTTCATTTAATGTTTAATATACTCTCTAATTCTTTTAATCTTTTTTCCAATTTTATTTTATTTTCTTTCTCTCTTTTTATTTTTTCTTCTTCTTGTCGTTGCATTTTTTCAGCAATTTCTTTATCTCGTTTTTCCCATTCTTCATATTTCTTTCTTGCAGTTTCTTTATCATCTAATATATATTCACCTATGTATGGTGTTCTTATGTAAAACTCTCCTCCACACGTTGATACTTCATCAATACTTCCTTTAGAATAATTTTTTTCTTCTAGCCGTTTTTTTACCCATTTATATTCATCAAGTAAATGTTCTTTTACATTTTGTTCATACCAACCATTATTACTAGCTCTTCTAGTTCTTTTTATAACATTTTCATTTGCATGAATACCAGAAGCCAAAGAAGCACCAAGTAAAGCAGCAGCCACCGCTTTCTTAAATTTACTTCCTTCGTTTAAAACTAACTCAATTTCATTAAATTTCATAATTACTCCTAATATTGAAAATAGCTTTCCTTTATATATTCTTGAGAATTTCTTTTTATATCATTTGCTAATTTTTCGGCTTTAATAAAAATTGGTGATTTTAAAACGTCTTCACTTCTAATTAAAACTGGGTGAACCCACTTCTTTCCCATTTTATCGCCACTGTTTTCAGGGAGTGATCTTATTATACCAAATTTTCTTGATTTTGTATTATATTCAAGAAAATACTCATTACCTTTAAAAGTTGGAAATCTAAATTCTCCAACTGATTTTAAGTAATTAATTATCTTTGAACCCATTTTTAAAGTTACAGTATTTTTCTTTTTCGAATAAGCATCTTCAATATATTCTAAACCAATTTTTTTAAGTTCTTTTGTTATTATTTCTTTTGGCGATGAACCATAATTCCAATCGTTAATCATATAATTAACTTAGATAATCTTTTTTGTATTTAATACTTGTGTGATATGTTCTTGGAGTTCATCTTGAGAGTAAGCAACTTTTGCGGGGCTTGTATAATCTTTAGTAGTTGGATTATAAGAAGCATTTATCATTTGATTTAATTGAGTTATTTGATAATCTCTAGCATCTTTTACTGAATAGCAAGATTTTACATTCATATTAGAAAATCCTGGAGAGATTGTATAAAAATTAGTAAATTCTGAATGATAAATTCTATAACAGTTTTTAATTATGTCTGGACGGTTTATTTTTATATAGTAATAAAACTGTCTTGGATTTACAACTTGACTACCACGCTTCATCATATAAATTAATTTCAATAACCAAGTTTTATCAAATTCACTCATATAATGAAGCTGTAATCCATGAATATAGAACTTTCTGTTTTTTGGATTTTGGTAAGTTCCTAAGTATAAAATTGTTGGTGTTGGGTCAGTTTTGTAATTTGTTACGAATAGCCGCCAGAGATAATTGCTCCAATCGGCCAGTTCCTCCTTCCTATAAAACCAGTTATTACTGAGGCTCTTATGTTTCTTAACCAATCAATTATACTTCTAAAGAAATTCATTAATGATTACCTGCATATTGATAAATTATAAATGTATCACTCATAATTTATCTTCTATACAAATTTTGCATCAAATGTCCAACTCCAACCTGGAATTATTAAAGTTTTTATTCTTATATTAGTTAATAATTGTCCTTCACCTGCACCTGTAAATAATCCTTCCAAAACTCCTTTGTTAAATCTAAATATACAATTTAAATTACCCCACTTAAATCCAGTGGTTGTTGAAGAAGTAAATTCTGCAAGAACGGTCATTGGTAACCATAAAGTAGTATGACCTTGTCCATCTCCCCTACCTCTTACAAATTTAAGTCCTGTACAGCTTGCGATAGGTATCCAGCCAGAAGAAACTACTTTATTTTCATCACAAGCAATTTTACCACACTGACATCTAAGATATACTAAATTATTATGTAAACTTGAACCCATACTTACACTATCTATTGTAGAAGTCATAAGTCCATTAGTTACAGTTGTTATTGGTGCTTCTTGATAATCTTCTTTTAATGAACAATAACCATTCAAAACCCCATTAGTTAAAGTAACACCTATAAATGCATGTCCTTCTCCATTAGGGTGATAGCCATCTGATTGAAACAAAGTATTATCGCTTAAAATATATTCACTGTTAGCAATATAAGAAGTTTTACAAGCGAATTTTCCTTGTGGATACATCCATACTCTAGACATTTCCATCATAGAATTATATTGTGCAGCAGTATGTTGAACATCTACAGCTATATCTCCCCAAGCCAGCCAAGCAAGTTTTATTTCAACTTCTTTAAATTTAGAAGCCAAAT